ACTTTAACACAGAATTAAATAAATCATACGCACAAAACGCTAGTGGTGAGATAGTACTAGGTACAGACATCCTACGTGCAGATGCTACACTAGAGGCAAACAGCCCTGACTTAGTTCAGCGTGGCTTGAAGATGTATGACAGAAAGAACCACACGTTTAATGTTGGTGCTAATACCAAGTTAGATGTAGTAGTTCAACTAGACTTTGATGACTTGCCTGAGGTATGTAAGAGATATACTACACTCAGAGCAACCAGAATATTCCAAGACCGTATTGTAGGGTCTAACACTCTTCACGACTTTCAAGTACGTGATGAAGAGAGAGCTATGTTTGAACTTAAAGAGTTTGACAAAGCAGCAGATGACCACAACATATTTGATAACTATGACACATTCAGCATTATTGATAGGCAGGGTAGGAGAACTTTCTAATGGCACTCATCAGTCAATCTATCCCCAACCTAATCAATGGGGTGTCTCAACAGCCACCATCTCTACGCCTTAATACACAGGCAGAACTACAAGAGAACGGTCTGTCTAGTGTGGTCACAGGTTTATCAAAGCGTCCTAGTACTCAGCACATAGCTGACTTAGGCGTTATATCAAACCTAGACAAAGCTTTTATACACACTATTCGTAGAGATGAGAACGAATTTTATTCTCTGGTGATTGACACAGCAGGTACTGTTCGTGTGTTTGATAAGGATGGTACGTCACGTACTATTACTAACAACGCAGCTTCATACCTATCAGGATTGACTGACCCTAGTAAAGAACTTGCTGCTGTATCTATCGCAGACAATACTTTTATTATTAACAAGAATGTAACAGTTGCACAAGGTACTACCACATCACCTTCTCGTAATCCAGAAGCACTGGTGTATGTCAAACAGGCTGACTATTCTTCTACCTATCGTTTAACAATTACAAAAGGTTCTAGTACAAGTACTGTAGAATTTGCAACTAAATCTAGTACACAGTCTAGCACAAGTTTGACACAGAACGCAGAGCGTGGAGCATCAACAGATATTATTGCAGAAAACCTAAATACGTTTTCAGGTACAGGTGTTAACTCTACGTACTATGATAATATTACAAATGCTTCTGCTGTAACTGGTATTACAATTACACGTTATGGTTCAGTGCTACACATTCAGTCCACAGATACCACAAACTTCCAAGTAGTTGTAGGTGATTCACATGGCGGAGACCACCTTCTTGTATTTAAAGATACTACACCTGACTTTAAAAAGTTACCAGTAGAAGCCCCTAATGACTTTGTTATTGAGGTAGCAGGGGATAACCAGAAAGCACAGGATGATTACTACGTTAAGTATGACAATGGTGTATGGAAAGAGACTGTAGAACCTAATGTTATCATTGACCTAGATGCTAGTACTATGCCACACAAGCTGGTAAAAGATGTTAGTGCTAACTTCACGTTTGACGTACAGTCTTACGCTGACAGGAAGATTGGTAACGATGATACTAACCCCTTCCCTTCCTTTGTAGGTTTTAAGTTAGCTGATATCTTCTTTCATCGTAACAGACTAGGACTACTAGCTGATGAGAATGTTATCTTCTCTCGTGCAGGTGAGTTTGTAGACTTTGACTTCTTCCGCAAGTCAGCGTTAACCATTGTAGATAGTGACCCCATTGACGTGGCAGTGTCCTCTAACAAGGTTAGCATACTTAAACATGCTGTACCATTTAACGAGAGCCTACTGCTCTTCTCAGACCTCACACAGTTCAAGGTAACAGGAGACCCTGTACTTACCCCTGAGACTATCAATGTTGCTAACACAACAGAGTTTGAGGCGTCCCTGAGAGCCAAGCCAGCGCAGTCTGGTAAGTATGTATACTTTGCGTCCAAGCGTGGCGTATGGTCAGGCATGTGGGAGTACTTTGTAGATAGCGACACAGACACTAATGATGCTAGTGAGATTACGTCACACGTACCTGAGTACATTAATGGTGAGGTAACTAACATCCAAGCATCGTCTAACGAAGATATGCTCATACTACAGTCTAGTAACGATGCACAAGCTTTCTATGTGTACAGATACTACTGGCAGGGTAGAGAGAAACTACAGGCTTCATGGTCACGTTGGGTATTTGATGGCGATGTCATAGGTGTATCATTCAACCTAGCTGACATCTACATTCTTATCAAGCGTGGTACTAACCTATTTCTAGAACGTATCAACCTGTCTGTTGATGACGCTACAGGATATACTGATGGTAAGTTCTCTGTCCATCTGGATAGACGTGTAAGACTAGAAACATCAGGCTTGACAACTGTACCATATACTGATAGTAATACTATTTATATAGCACAGGATGGGGGTATCATACCTCTATCGTCTGTTGCAGGTAAACTATCGGCTGGTGAGGTTGTGTTTGCTGGTATACCTTTTACATTTAAGTACCAGTTCTCTGAACCTGTACCTAAGATTAACAACAATCCTGTTACCACAGCAGACCTACGTATTCGTAACTGGTCTGTGGTGTATAACAATACAGGGTTCTTTACTGTTAATACTACACCTGCTAGACGTGCTACCTATACACGTAACTTTACAGGACGTATCGTAGGTGGTGCTGCTAACATACTAAACAAGGCTGCTATTGATAGTGGTACATACCAGTTTGGTGTAGTAGGAAACTCAGACACAAAGATTGTAATACAAAGCGATAGTCACCTACCTGCTGCTTTTCAAAGTGCAGAGTGGGAAGGCTTCTACGTACTACGTTCAAGGAGAATGTAATGAAAGGTCATGTGAGACAGAGTGTCCAAGCTGACGTTGATTGGTTAAAGGATAACCTAAGACCAGAAGATGCAGCAGAGGTTACAGCCTCACATGGTAGCCCTGAGATAGCATTACAGCTAGGCTTGGACGAATCAGATGAGTGTTGGACAATCATAGTAGATGATACCAACGAGATTGCAGGTATGTACGGTGTGGGTGGTGAAGGGGTTGTATGGCTTCTTACTGCCCCACCTATTACAAAGATATGGATACCCTTCCTACGTGGTTCACGTAAGTGGGTAAAAGAAATAAACAAGAAGTACCCCCTACTTACTAACGCTGTTGATGCAGACTATCAGGTAGCTATAGATTGGCTACGATTTGTTGGCTTCACGTTTATTAAACGACACGAAACATGGGGTGTAGGTAATAAACCCTTTTTAGAATTTGTGAGGATACAGATATGAGTTGGCAGATGGCAGCACAAATAGGGGGCGTAGCTCTTGACTATATTAGTGCCAAACAAGATGCAGATAGACAAGATTATAGACATGCTATAAACAGAATTAGAGCAGCAGATGCTCAGAATCTAAAAATTGCTCAATTAAATAGAAGAGCTATTGAGGAATCTGAATACATAGCTGACCAGAAAACAGAACTAGCTATTCAAACTTTACAGAATCAAGAGACACGTGCTGTTGTAGGGGGAGAGACAGGATTATCTGGCGGTAGTATTGATAACTTTATTAAAGAGCCTATGACTAAAAAGCTTAGAGCCTTTACTAAGTTAAATGCACAAGAAAAAAGCATAATGAAACAGATAGAGCTAGAAAAGATTGGCGTTACTAAAGAAACAGAAGATAGAATAAACTCTGTACCTCAGGGACAACAGCCTAACTTTTTAATGTATGCTGGAAAAGCAGCACTATCTGGCATGGCTGCAAAACAACCTTCTGCAAAAGAAATAGCTACCCAACAATTAGAAGTGCAGAGGGAAGCTACTGCTCTTATTGAAGCAGAAAATTTTGTAGGAGCAATGCCAGCACCTAGTGCTTGGTCTTCTATTACCGACATTTTTAGATAAGGATTTAACATGGCTAGAAAAAGAGTACAGGTAGCTGATTTAGATACCTCAGTTTCTGCTGTAAGACCTGTAGCGTCTGTAGTAGAAACGTATGTTAGACCGCCTTCTGAGTTAGATACTCCTTCTCCTTTAGAATCTTTTGTAGATGCTATTAACCCTTTTATAGAATCTAAAGTAAAAGAAGAACAAGCTAGAAATAATGCACTAGCAGAAGCAGTAGTAAATGGTGTAATAGATAAACAAGCTTTTCAAGCTAGAACTGCTGTGAATAATTTAAGATTGTTAGGTCAAGATGACTATTTAAAACATTCTGATGATTATTTAAAAATGGGGAAGGAAGCTGTTTCTCAACATAGACAGGCTAACTACGCTTCATATTATGAAGAATTACAGAAAAGCGGTACTAACCCTGCTGTTATTAATCTTATTAAAAAGGATATGGAAGCGGTAGAGTACAAGTTTTTTAGCGAGGTGTACATACCTGAAAAATTTGACTACGATGTATCAGAAACTATTAATAATGATTTAGCACCTCAACTTAATATGTTGGCTGAAAATCCTACTCCTAATTCTTTACAAGAAGGTACATTTCTTGTAGAAGCCTTTATGGATTTATATCCTAATATTCCTAAAGATAAAATTAATGACCTTATTCTTGCACAAGAACTAGCTTGGGCTACTTCTACTGACGATAATGGTATTATAAATGGTAAATCTTGGCGTTCTGAATGGTTGGTTGAAAACAAGAGACACACTGTAAAGAAAAACATTAAAGCTTGGGACGCTATTGAACAATCTCAAGCAAACAAAGAGCTTGCTGTAAAACAGGCTACTGTTAAGAGACAAGATGCTTTTATCTCTGCTGGTGTAACTAGTCAGATAGACATGATGACAGCTATGTGGAAAGGTAACACACCTACTTACTTAGCTAACCCTTCAAAGTGGACACAGGAAACTGAAAAACTTAGGGAAGAGTTTAGGCAAACTTTAGAAAAACAGTATGGTAAAAATAGTCCTGTTGTTGCTCAAGGTTTAAATGAGTTTAACATTTCGGCTCAATCGCTTTATACTAAAGAAGTATTACCAGAGTTAATGAAACAAAACAGAACTGATACTCTTGATACTAATATGACTAATGTTCTTAATCGTGGTCTATTCAACACAGCAGTTTCTGAACAAGAACGTATTGCTAATGGTGTATCTTTACTAGACGATATGGTTGCTAACTCTGGCCTTACAGAAGCTGAAGTAACAGAAGAAGCTTTTAGACAGCAGATAGAACTAACAGAGTTGTACGGTACTAATACACCATTTTATGAGTGGTTAAAAGAAACTGGAGCGTTAAACAAATCACAGTACACTGACGAAACTCAAAAGATAGTAGACGAGTTAGAAAAACATAATCAACAGTTTGCTGCTCAAAACATTGAGATTAATAAGAAAGCTTTTCTAAACGAAAGACTAACTAAATTTAGAAATACTGGGTTTAGAGATGCTACACTGTTAACAAACCTTTCTTACGTTGACCCTGAATCAGGTAAAAGCTATTCTATATCTGAACCAGAAATACAGGCTGCATTTGAAGCACAGGCTCA